ATTTGAAAAACTTTACAAAACTGTTAAACCCAAATATTATCACGAAGTCGGGCAGAAAAGCTCTTTCTTCCTTAGACCCCGAACATCCTTATACTCTTCAAGAACTCATAGATAGGTGCAGTTTGAATGTGTCTCACGAAACTCCGTGGCAAAAAGTCTTGAAGATATCGGATCAAGAAATTGCGTATATAACATCAGTAAGGAGGAGAGGAGAGAGGATTCTGACGGGAACTCCGAGGATTAGGATATCGACCATCCATAAAGCCAAGGGTGGAGAAGCGGATAACGTAGCACTTTTACTTGACTCAACTAAAGCTTGCGTAGAAAGTCTTGACCAAGATTCTGAGACTAGAACTTTCTATGTAGGAGCAACTCGTGCTAAACAATCACTACACATAATAGAATCAACATCACAATATAGGTTTAACATATGAAAAAAGACAGAAAATACTTTTTAGATGAAGCAGAGAGACTAATCAATGGACAGAGAGCCAAGGAGTATGGACCAGCTAAAAAGAATCATAAAAGAATAGCTGATATATGGACTATACTTTTAGATAAAAAATTAAAAGAACCAATCACTCCAGAAGAAGTTGTAGCTTGTATGATAGGTGTCAAGGTGGCTCGTCTTGCCGAAGACATTAACAAAGACGATTCGTGGACGGATGTTATTGGATATGCAGCTTTAGGTGGAGAAATTATAAATGACAAGTCGTGATCAATACCATTTTTTAGACCAGGATATAAAAGATGTGTCTTGGGGTAATGTAGATTCTGATTGGACTCCACCACAAACACTTCCTGATTTATCACAACACAACACTGTATCTATTGACTTAGAAACAAAAGATTCTAATCTTCTGACTCTTGGACCTGGGTGGACTAGGAAAGATGGCTATGTTATTGGAGTGGCAGTAGCAGCAGGAGATAGTGCTTGGTATTTTCCAATTGCACACAAATCAGGAAATATGTCTAAAAATGCTGTGTATAAATGGCTACAAAAATTATGTGATGACGAAACAATAACAAAAGTATTTCATAATGCTTTGTATGACTTGGGTTGGTTAAGAGCCGAAGGAATAGAAGTTAAAGGTAAGATTATAGACACTATGATTGCAGCACCTTTATTAGATGAAAATAGAAAGTGGTATAATCTAAACTCGCTTGCTCGTGACTACTTAGGAGAATTTAAAGATGAAAAACTTTTAAAGTCAGCAGCTGAAGAATTTGGTGTGGATCCTAAGTCTGGTATGTGGCAATTGCCTCCTAGATATGTAGGTAAGTATGCCGAGCAAGATGCTTTAATTACTTTAAAGCTTTGGGATAATTTAAGTAAGAAAATTACGCAACAAGAATGCTCAAGTATCTTTGAATTAGAAATTGATTTGCTTCCGGTATTGTTTGAAATGAAAACAAAAGGTGTTCGTGTTGATGTAGAAAAAGCACATCAGACAAAAAAAGATTTAACTAAAATAGAAAAATCACTTGTACAAGAGATAGTCAAGGAAACTGGAGTCACGATTGAACCTTGGGTCGCCACATCGGTAGCAAAGGTCTTTGATGCTGTGGGACTTCCGTATTCTCGCACAGAGAAAGCCGGGGCACCCATGTTTACAAAACAATTTCTTACGAATTGCAGTCATCCGATTGCACAAAAGATTATAAAAATTAGAGAGATAAACAAAGCTAATACGACATTTGTTGATACTATTCTTGAGCATTCTCATAATGGTAGAATTCATTGCGATTTTCACTCCCTTCGCTCTGATGGTGGAGGTACTGTAACAGGTCGCTTTAGTTCAAGCAACCCCAATTTGCAGCAGATCCCTGCACGAGATCCTGAGATTAAGAAATTAATTCGTGGGCTTTTTATCCCGGAGGAGGGCCACAAATGGGGTTCCTTTGATTATGCATCACAAGAACCAAGATGGTTAGTTCATTACTGTGCCACCTTGACAGGTATAGATAGACACCCGCAAATAGATGACGTTGTTAAGATGTACCATGAAGGTAATGCTGACTTCCATCAGATGGTAGCTGATATGGCAAATATTCCTAGAAAACAAGCCAAAACAGTTAACCTTGGCATTATGTACGGAATGGGTAAAGCCAAGCTTGCTAACGTAATGGATATAGATATAGAAGAAGCAGAGAAACTTTTACAAACGTATAATGAAAAAGTTCCTTTTCTAAAATCCTTATCTGAAAAAGCAATGAACCGTGCAAAAGAACATGGAGTTATTAGAACGTGGTTAGGTCGTAAATGTAGATTTGATATGTATGAACCCGTGTCATATGGTTTCAATAGAGCATTGCCAATGGAACAAGCCATAAAAGAATATGGAAGTAAAGGTAGAATAAGAAGAGCTTACACATACAAAGCCTTAAATCGATTAATTCAAGGGTCATCTGCCGATCAAACAAAAAGAGCTATGGTTGAATGTTATAAAGAAGGGCTGTGTCCAACATTAACAGTTCATGATGAATTGTGCTTCAGCATCAATAGCCAGGAACAAAGTGACAAGATCGTAGAGATTATGACAACTTGTATACCTGGGCTAAAAATACCTTTTGAAGTCGATGCAGAACTAGGCGACAATTGGGGAGAGGTTGGCTAGTAAACCGACTTTACATATTGATCGTGTAAATCAGCCATAGGATCATCAATTGGTTTTTCATTTTTAAAAACTTCATACGCATGTGACCTTATATTAGACCTGTTTAGTCCTATATCTTTCAATGTAGAATCGTCTAAGCTATTTAAAGCTGTTATTGTTCTTCCTATCTTAAAGTTGTAAAACCATTTTTCAAACATTTATTTCTCCATTTCTATTATTAGTTATAGATTACTTCTAAGTAATAGAGAACAGAGCATAAATGAAAGACATAAGTGCTAAAAAAGCGTGAATTGATGTTAAGGTATGTATCATAAACATACAAAAGATAACGCTATTTTAGGTAGGAATCGTACCAAAGCGTTATGCTTCATCGATTCTCAGGCATCTGAGAGGCTCGTTTTTTTACTAATTCCATTATTTGGTTACGATTTTCGTCTGATAGCGTTATCCAGGAAGAAATTTCTTCTAGGGTTCTAAAGCACCCAACGCATATATTATTTTTTATTTTGCATAACTTTAGGCACGGGCTTGCAATAGGCTGTGATCTTTTTCGTCTTGGCATTGGGGTATGGAATCTCTGGCTGATTGTTTAATCTTTTAGCAAAGTATAGGCAGTCGTCAACATCTCTAAATGTTTGATCCTGGTTAATAACTAATGTACCTATCATATAGACTAAAACAAATTCTATCATTCATCTTTGGTTTTCCAAAAGTATTCATCCGTGTCACCAAGTCTTGTTCTGTTTCCATTCTCAACTTGGTACTCTACTGTACTAACTTTGAAGTCTGGTTGCAAGGGCTCTTGCGGAGTTAGTGAGTTATCATAAACTCTCATCCTGTTATTTGGATACAGGCAGAACTGTCCATTGTCTAAAGCTAATAGATTATGCGATTTATGTTCAGCCGGTGTTTCGCTAGTGCTGTAATCTATTGCGTTTATATCTGAATGATAATTATCCATCGTACAAACATAAGAACCCGTCAGTGTACCGTGATCCCTGCTTAATACCTCAAAGTCCATTGACCCAATGAATTGCTTATGAATAGACACAACACCATAATCCATGCAATTCCAAAATTGCAAATTATTAAGCGGAAGATCAGGTGTTGGAGTTTTCTTCTTATGAAGAAACGCACTGATAGGTAGCTTATCAAACAAAGCACCATATTCAGGTAAATAAGTTTCAAAATAAAATGCCCGTCCAGGTATAGATTTAGCACTAACCCAGACTCCAGCGACAAATTCCCCATGTCCATCCTGATGATCCCTTAAATATTCTTTTCTAACCCATACGTCTTCAGACGGCAAGTTACAAATTAATTCAGCCATTAATGTTGTGTCATAAAATGTATAGGTATATTGAAAGAAACAGTACTATCAGTGTAGTCTCCGTCTTCTGTATAATCTCTTGAGACAATTTCTCTTTTTATTATGTCACCTTTAACTCGGTAAGTTATGAATTCTTGCCGTACAACTCCATGAGTGTGTCGATCAAAAGCAGTTTTTAAAGGCCCGTCTTTCATTATATAATCCCCTTTGTGTATCCGCCCGATCTTGTGTAGGTTAATACATCTTTTCTGTTTGCAATATCATTAACATACGATACATGAACCCAACCAGAGTTAGGTTCAATACCATCCCAGCATTCTAATATCAATTGATCAAAGTTTAACTCTTTTTCTATGTATTTTGCAAGATCATAATTACTTACACCATGTATCTCTATATCTGCAGCTTCTCCATCACAATGTTGAGAAGTGCTTTTTGATCCTATGGCTTCACACAAGGCAACACTACGATACCCAGAATTAACAATAATAGGTTTAGCAAAGGCAGCTCTAATTCTCTCAAGAATATTATAGCACAAAGATTCCATAGCTATTACATGTATTTCATTTGGATTGTTAGCTATACCTTTTCTATCAGCCGTTTGTGATTTAGTAAATTCATTTAAAGTAAAGTTGTCTGATAGTTTCATTATTGACTTCCTACAGTGGCTCTAGTGGATTGGTTAGGTACTAAAATAGGACTTATATTACCACGAGTCGCACTATTAAATAAACCTCTTAATTTATCATCAATATTTATCTCAGGAGCCTGAGATATTGCTTGTTGAACTGGAGCGGAGGAAGCAACTTCTTTAATAGTTTCTCTAGTTTCTTCTTGACCTCTTTGAATTGCTTCTCCACCAAACTGTGCTATTGCTTCATAAGATTCTTGAAAAGCTAAACCTAATTTATCATCTCCTGGTGCTCTAGGACTTGTGGCTATTTTTAAAAAGGTTTTACTTCTTAATAGCTTAGACATCACAAAAAAACTACCGGCTGTTGAAAGACCAGCCACAGGATTTGCTATAATAGCGGCTAAAGATAAACCAATAGCTATTGATGCAGGAGCAAGACCACCTTTACCAGCAAGAGATTGATCAGACACAAGTGCCATATTTTTTGCTAATTTAAACAAGAGATCAGTTCGTTCTTTACCGAACATAGCTGTTAATGACTCAGTTCCTATTTTATCTAATTTAGTCTGTAAGGCTTTTGCACCACTTCCTGACTTAACTATTTTAACAAAATTAGTTCCTATGGGATCACCAACACTAGACAATATTTTTTGCATAGATAATTGTTCAATAGTATCTACAGACGCAGAGTTTTTAATAGTGTCTTTTAATTTTAAAATATCTTGTGATCTACCGTTTCTAAAAACATAATCAACAACAGACTCAGGATCTTCTAAAATTTTTGTGTTAATAGTGTTTAAAAACTTGTCTTTTTTAATTAAGTTAGCTTCGTCTGTAAGTTGTTTTAATTTTTGTACTGATTGAGATATCGGTAGACCTTCGTCAGCTAATTGTTTAAGTATAGTTTCATCAACAGTATCACCAGAATTAAAAACTTGTTTTACAAAATCATCAATTAATTTAAATTCTTGCGGTTTAAAAAGAACATCTTGTGTGTCGCCTAAACCTTTTACAATACCAAAAAGAGCAGACCCATTTAATTTCCCATTAGGATCCATCGATTTCCTTATTGATTCTTCAAACCAAGTTTGTCCTAAATTTTTTCGTATTGCTTCAGGTATAGCTTCTCCTGCTTGACCAGCAGCATTAACATCTTTTGCTAATTTCAACGCAGCATTAAATTCTTTTTCAACAGATATTCTGGTTGGATCATTAGCAGGAAAGCTTTGAACCTCACTATATCTTTTTTTAAGAAGTTGACTTATATATTTGTCTGGAGCGACTGTTGTATTTATAGCTTTTGTTGCATTTAAAAAATCTTTTAATGCTGCTCCTTTATTAGGTTGGATAATTATTTCCATATCTTTAATTGGATTAATACCTAATCCTGTCTTTGTATTTTGAATTAATTGTGCTGCAGCCGTATCTTTAAATTTATCAACATTGTTTGTATAAAACTTATTAGCTTCATCTATAAAACCAAAAGCTTGAGCAGAATTTTTATCACCTGATTTCATTGCGTCAACTCTAGCTTGTTTAAAAGCATTATCCAAAGATGATTTTACTTGACCTAAAGCCTGACTGTTACTACCACCAATCAATGTTGGATCAAAACCAGCAGTGTTTAACGCTGATCTTAATGAGTTAGCATCTTCAACAGTAATCATATTATTTTCATCAGCTAATTTCTTTATTTCTTTAGCCCATCTCGAATCATCAAAGCCTATGCTTAAATATTTTTTATTAACTGCTTTTAAAGTTTGTAATATTTCTGCTACTGGTATTATTGCTTGACCCTTTAATATTTTATTGGCTTTATTATAAAGTAAATCGTTGTGATTTTGAAAACTTTTAAAAGAAAGACTAATTGCATCTCTCATCTCAACATCATCTGCACCACCCCTTATGGCTTTTATAACTCGTTGAGTTTGCTCTCCAATCATTTTTTCTACTTCTACTTGCTGTTTTCCTACCGCTAAAGATGCATCATCAAACTGTTTAGATATTTCACTATTCAATTCTTTTTGCAAACCTTCTATTGTATCATCAGATATATTAAGTGTACCTTTTACTTTATTCATTTGATTAATAACGTAACTAGCGTTTGCTTTTGCGGCACCTCTGTTTGGAAACACTCCTTCGTAAATCGCTTGAAGTCTTCCAAGAATCGGGGCACCTGTAGCTTCATCAATTGTAGGACGACCACCGTCTTTAACAATTTGAGCTATTCTTGATCTTGCTTGATCAGCTGATTCTTCGCCAATTCTTTGTGGACCTCTACTTTTTATTAATAGTCCAAAAGCTCTACTTAAACCACGACCAACAATTTCTCCACCACCTGCAAATAAGCCTTCATAAATAGCATCTCTTTGTATCTCATCATCAGTTTGACGTTGATAACCTTGTTGCGTTTCCCAGTATTCATCTAAAATCTTAGCACCATACGATACTCCTGCAACAAGGGGGACTGAAACTAAAAGACTTGCTCCTCCTGTTAAGATAGAAGCACCGATTGCAACAGGTAAAGCTAAACCACCTTGACCAGCAAAATCAACAAAATCATATCTGCTAAAACCTTCTTCATCAATAGCTATTTCTTTACCATCTTGTCTAACTATTAACTCACCTTTAGAATCTTGTCTTACGTTTTCTTCTCCATAAACATCGTTAAGGTAAGCTTTTTTCTCTTCTATTGTTTCTTTCTTGGCTAAGTTGTATCGTATACCAGAATCTTTAATACCAGTTTTATAATCTATTTTAGCATCTTCTGGACTGACGACACCCTTTTCTTTTCTAGACAAATCTTGTAGTTCTTGAAAGGTAGCTGTTCCGATGTCAATGGAATCCTGACCTTGACCTTTAGCTACAGTTTCACCGTTTTCCACAGCGTCATATTCTGGTTCATTAAAACTTGGATTATTTTTTAAATATTCTGTGGCAGTAGCTTTAGCTACATCTTCATCATCCGTATTAACTTCTAATATTGACCCATTAGGTAATTCAAGTTTAATACTCATTATTATTCATCCGAATCTAATTGGTTTAATTCAATATATGGTTCTACCTTTATTATTTTTTCTAAAGTACTCTTCTTTTGTGTATTTTGTTTTTTAGGCTTTACTTTATCAAATCCAAGGGTGGCTCTAATAATGTTACTAACTGGTTCTCCGTTAGTCATTAGAACATTCTTATACTTACTCATTTTTCCAGTAAATTCATTTTGTTGAGATTGCCCCATTCTTTCAATTTTGTTTCTTAATAACTGTAAGTTTTCAACTACGAACTCTGGTTTAGTAAAAAGTCCGGTATTTATATCATAGGCCCCTTTTAAATTTTTATATAGCATAACTCTTTCTTCATTTGAGATAGTTTTACCTCCCTCACCTAACAAAGCCACAGCAAATGTGATAAGAGCATTATCAACAACACGATCAAATTCCGGTTTTTGTCCATACTTTTCCATTGCCTCTGGACCTAATTTAACATTGAATGCAGCTAAAGTTTTACCCACAGCTGTATTAAAAGCACCTTTTAATCCCGTTATCTTTTGATCCTTTTTAGATATACCTAATATCACTTTATCTAAATTCGCTACAGTTTCTACATTATTTCTTAAATTACTTTGAATTGCTGCAAAAAATTCAAGGTCATTAGTAAAAACTTTATTAGTAGGCTCTATACCTTTTATTACCGTACCTTTTTTACCTGCAATAGCCGTTTTTAGTTTTTGATAATTGTTAAAACTGGTTAGATCAGTAACTTCTACACCAGCTGATTGTAGAGCAATAATTTGATCAGGACTGGCTTTTATTGCATCACCTGCTTTATAAACAGTGCCATCTTTATCAGTAAAATCTGAACCATAAACATAATCAGATTTAGCTCTTCCTTCTTTTTTCTGTTCTAAAAATTCACCGACAGCTAACTTACCAGCTAATAGATCAGTCTCTAATCCTCTCGCTCTTTCTTTTTCAAGAGCTTGTCCATAACCTTGTAAACCTTGAGCGGCACCACGAGCAATGTTAGTTAATGCATTAGGACTTTCTCCTGATGCAATTAATAATCCTGTCATCATTAAATTATAATTAGCCGTTGATGTGATACCTGGTTTAGTTCCTGTCATATCTTTCAACAGTTCTCTTATATCTTTTTTAATTGCCTTACCATCAGATTTTTTACCTTTTAATATTTCAAAAACAGTTTTAGCTTTATCATCCTCTGATAAATTTTTATTAGCCAAAGCTTCAACAGCACTGTCTTTAATTGCCGAACCAACCGTTTCGTTTGATAAATTAGTTCTTTTTCCTGCAATTGCCTCAATTTCATCTTGACGTATTTTAAGTTTTTTTGCCACATCAGGATTAATTGTTAAATTATTTTTATCCTTATTAACTACTGTCTTATCCTTATTAACTACTGTCTTTTCTTTCTTTTCTTTCTTATCATCTGCTACTATTTTAGTTTCATTGGTAACTTTACCCGATTTAATTTTAGCTAGTTTTTCTCCAATACCTGCTTTATATTCGGTTAATTCATTAGCTCTTAGTCTTTCCATACCCGATTTAAACATTTCAGAGTCTGTAGGAAGACCTTCATATCGATCATCCATACTTGAACCACGATATTCTTGTGGAATATCTTTAGTTATTCCATACTTACCGTCTGTAATTTTAACTGGTGTACCTGCTCTTTCACTAGCAGCTTTTTTAGCTAATTGTTCCTCAGTTAATTCGTAATCTCTGGATCTACCCAAATATTGTGCGGCTGAGTCTATGTTATCTGCAAGATATGGGGGCAACTGATTAAGAAAATTTAATCCTTTTTTTATACCAAAGCCCAAAGGACTTTCATTATCTTTAATTGTAAAAAGATTTGCATACTTATTACTACCCTCTCCTGAAAGAGAATTCACCATTTGTTTTTTAAGATTTTTTTGTGTATTTTTATTCTGATACTCACTCAGTCTATCTTTAGAAACATTATAAACACCCTCTTCAGCCCTAACAGGTTGATTGTTCATCATTGCTTTTTGGGCCGTGGTCATAAGTTCTGGGGACGAAGCAAGAATACCCATAGGTTGTTTGGACATACCGGCTTGACGAAACATATTTCTATTTAATGGATTATTCATTTATCTTTCCTTAATTGAAAAAGCCTTTACCTTGATTAGCTTGCCCATAAGCACCTAACCCTGCAATACCAAGTCCCATTAATTGAGAGCTTGTGCTTGGAGGAGGTGTGGTTGTGCTAGATGTTGTTTGTTGCAGTGCCGGAACACCACGGAATATATCTGACATAAATCCAACTTGCTGATAAGGAAGAGCTTGTCGAGCTAAATCGTTTGCTCTTTGTACGTCTAATGTTTTCTGTGCTTGACCTTGACCTAAAGCTCCAACACCTAATAAGGTATTAACATCTTGAACACCCATCTGTTGACCCATTTGACCAAGACCCGCTGTGGCTTGACCAAGTTGTCCTTGAGATTGTCCAAGTTGTCCTTGAGATTGTCCAAGTTGTCCTTGCAATTGTGCTAAATTACCGAGACCTGCCGCTGCTTGTCCATAACCTTGAGCACCTTGAAATCCTTGAGCACCTAATTGACCAGCTTGTTGACCATATAAACTAGCTTGTTGTAACTGTTGCCCTGCTTGTGCTGCGGCTGCTTGTTGTGCAAGACCTTGAGCTTGTTGAAATCCTGCTGATCTTAATTGTGAACCAGTTCTAGCTTGTTGATCTAATACATTTCCTGCTAATTCGGCTTCAGCCACACCTTGTCTTGAGCCACCAAAAGCACCAGAACCAACAGCACTAGCTCCCAGTTTTTGTCTTTGTATTTCACCTTGATCAGCTATGTCTCGGTACTGCTGTTGAATCACATCATTCATATATGGATTCATAAATTGTTGATAAGAATTAGGATTAAAATTATAATCGGCACCAGCTGTCATACTTTGTGCTTGTTGAGTACCGGCTTGACCTAACCCTTGAGCCGCTAACATAGCCGTTTGTTGATCTTGATAGCCTTGTTGAGCTCCTGGTAGTTGTTTCAAGGCACCTCCAACAGATTCCATTCCAGTGCCGATTGAACCAATTCCTGTTTTTAAAGCTGCACTACCATCTGTTAAATAGTCTTCATATGATCCAACGCCAGCTTTAGCATTTAAAACTGCATTTTTTTGTGCTTCTGTTAAGCCCGCTAACTGTTGAGCGGAGTAAGGCATTTGTGATCCGTCACCGGTTAGTCCCTTTGCACTAGCAAATATATCTCCTAAAAACTCCTCTTGAAAAGGAGCTAATCTAACTCTTTGTTCTTGAGTGATTGTATTCTCAGCCATTATGCGGCTCCCTCTAATTGCGACATCATGTCATACATTCTTGCTGCTCCCACATCTCTATCCCCACCACCTGCACCACGCATAGCTTTCGCAGTTAGCACGAACTCCCCATCTGATAATCTTGCTGGTACAGAATCAGAAGTCCCCGTTCCTGGACCGGTTACTTCCCCACCAATAGCTGCAGAAAAAACTCCGAACTGATTAAAGTTATTAGCTACGGTTGGCTTTCTTTCAGCAGAATTATTTTTTCTAAGTTGATCATAATACGCTAATCTTTGTTCTGGATTACCACCATCAAAAGAAACCGATTGTCCAGCGTCATTTAGAGTTGTCAACTTACCCGCTCTATATTGCCCTTCTGCAAAGGGTGTTTCTTTAAAAGGTGATGATTTTTGCTCACCTAAACCACCAAATAGCCCAGCTGCGGTACTTGCTAATGTTAATTTACCTAACGTAGAATCGGGAATTAAATTACTAAGTATACCACTACCAGAAGTACCACTAGATGCTTTTGCAATTGCATCAGGAGCTCTTACCGCTGTATCGGCACCGGCAAACATACTTCGTAAAGGAGAATTAGCTGTACTAAAATTCTTCATACCTGCACCCGGAGTTCCTGCACCAGTTGCTAAATAGGCTGTACCACCGGCTAGTGCTGCATTCATTAATGCTTCTTCTGTACTTCGACCACTAGCTAACGATCCAATACCAGAACCAATAGATGCACCCATAGATCCGCCAAAGTACATACCGATACCTGCACCGATTAATGGTGCGGCTTTCTTTAAACTTTTTGTAATATTTCTAAATATACCCATGTGTTACATCTTATCAGTTTTTAGATTATCTTTCAATGCTACAGTATAGCACTACTACTAATTCTTGTCTTCGCTAATTCTTGCACACTAGCCACAACATGAAGCCGGTTTGCTGTTGCAGCCGTTACCTTTAATATCTCTCCACTTTGTAAAACTAAATCCCTTGTCAATAGCTCAACTGTAGTGTTTGCCGCCACAGCCTTTACCTTAAACAAGCTAAAAACAGCATCAGCGG